CTTGGTGAGGAGAACAGGCTACGTCGAAGCTGATGCGACTCCAACGAGAATCGTCCGATTTGGGTTGTAAATGTTTTAGCCATGGGGTTTCGATAATAAGTTTTTGTAAAAAGATTGACATGTTATCTGCACGTTCTTTAGATGCAGATATGATCATTATTTTTCTTTCGTTATCATTGAATAGAGTCCAGAGAACAAACGCTCCAGTAATCCAACTTTTACCAACACCACGGAAGGCTTGGATCTGGAGACGTTTCGGACCATGTTGTAAGTAGTCCGCAATTGAATACTGGGCTCTCGTAGGAGATGGTAAGTCAAGTTGCTCCCAGAGTGCTTGTAAGAATAGTTTAAAGTCTTGTTGTAGGGCGGTTAAGGTATTATTCATTTATCCTCCACCGGGTAATCCTGATATCCCTTTAAAAATACCTTGTATAGTTTTTCCTTTAGTAGGGATTGGTCCTTTCGGTTGATTTCTTAAATTAAAATCAGCATCAGTCATACCTGATCCGGGTGTATTAATATCTTGGAATATCGCTTCTTGTGGTGGTAAGAATGGATATTGATCATATAAATCTGACATATCCTTTTGAGTTTTATCAAGTATATAACGCTTCCTTGCTACTTTATTTTTAGGTAATTTATGCGTATTATTTAGTATACCATTAATTCTTTTTTCGATAACCATTCTTCTGAAAGCTGCAATTTGAGCATCTGTTGTTATCCCTAAGTCTCTTAATCCTGCTAAGAATACTCTTTTTGCAGCAGGACTTTGTGGATATAATGCTTCAAGATATTGACCTAAGTTACCTATAACTTCACCAGTACCAGCTCTTTTAATAACTAAATCACCGGGATTCTGTCGATTTCTAATTGAAAGTCGTTTTTGAATATCTTCAACATCTATTACTACTCGTTGTGCTAAATTAGGATTTCTTACACCTATTCCAGGTTTTCCTTCAGTTCCGTAAAGAATCTGTTCAGCTATATTTTTAAAGTTAGCAAATCTATCATTATAGAGAATCCGTACATTATTTATACCATCTCTATCTCCTTTATTTAAACCTTGTTTAAGTTTACCAGTATCATCAATATAATCAGCATCCCAATACCAATCCATATCAAATGTTTCACTTGAACTCTTAGCTTTTGTATATACGTCACCATCCTTTAAGGCTCGTTTTATTCTTCCTTTTTTACTAGATTTAGCTACAAGATGTTCTACATAACCTTCTCTATAAGCAGCTTCATTTAAGTCTCTAAATAATTGATCTACTTCTTTTTGAGGCCATTTATTTAAAATTTCTGATTTAAACCTTCTTAAACTTTGATAACCTGAGTATCTAGCTAAATCATCAGCAAGTATTCTTCCAGCTGCAGCAGTAGAAGAGTCTATACCACCTCTACTTTTTAAAGGTGTAGTTACTGTTTTTGGATCAAATAGTTGTTGTTGAACAGGTTTTAGTGTTTTTTCAACCTTTTGAATCAGTTTTGATGTATAAACACCTAATGGAGAATCTTTAAAAACTTCTTTTATTTTATCTAATCTAGAAAGTTCTTCAAATCCTTCATGGAAGAACACTCTCATTTCATTAGCTTCAGCAAATTCTCTAGCTTGTCTAAATTTTTTTGCCCTTACTAATGAATCAAGATGATCTATTTGTTTTTGAATAGTTGATATTTGACTTGTTCTTTTTAATAATTTACCTTTATTTACAGCTTTAGATAACTTACTTGCAACACCACCTACTGGTATAAAATCAGCTGCAATTCTAGATAGTTCTATATCTAATCCAGTAGCTTGTGAAGTAGCTTGAGCTAATAGTTCAAAAGGTATACCAATAGCTTCTAAGGTTCTAGCTGTACCTGCTGCAGCTATTTTACCGGGATCTAACCATTCTTTACCTTCTAGGGTTCTAGCATCCATCCAAGCAGTACCGAACTTTTCAGCCATACCTTTACCCCATTCAGCTACTCCAGGCTTCCATTCATCTGGTAATAGATCCCATACATCAGCCATTTGACCTTCACGCCATTCTTTACCAATGGTTTTATCTTGCCATCTTTGACCTAATGTACTAAAACCATAAGGATCACGAATATTTCTATGATCCTGTAAATTAATAGCATCATAAATTCTTTTCCAAATAGGTTCTTGTTCTTGTACGGCTGAAGTCATTATGCTGTACCTATTTTAAGAGATGGATTATCACTTTTAGTTATTGTTAATTTGTTTCTAGGGAAAGTTAAGGGATTACCAGATGGGGAATGGAAAGCTTGATCATCAAATACTGTACCTGGTCTAACTTGAAATTTACTAGCATCTACTTGAGGTTTCGCACCTTTAAATGGTTCAATTGGACCTAGTTCCTTTAATTGCTTCTTGAGTTCAGATATGTCACCTCTATATACCTGTCTTGCAAGGTTTTGTTTACCCTTACTCATGAGAAGTTCATAGTTATCTATTTTATTTTTAAGATTTATAGCTTTCTCATTCTTTTTAAGATAACCCCGATATTCAGTACCTGTTTTTAAAGCATTTTTTAAATCTATACCAGTCTTAGAGTTAAAATCTTCAATAGTGTATACTTCACCTCTACGATCACCAATTTTTAAACCTTTATGCTCTTCACCTGCAGGAGTATAATACTTACCACCTTTTATTTGGATCAACTCTCTACCAGTCCACTGATCCCTTTGGAGATAATCAGGTATATTATCACCTTGTTCTATTGTTTCACCTTTATATTTAAACGTAGTACCTTTCTCATCTTTTGTTAGATTTCTACTCCCAGCTGTTATACTAGAACCACGGGATAGTGTCCAAATAGTTCTATCACCTAAGTTTACTTTTACATAATATTTTTTATCTCCTTTGTTGAAAATTTTAGTTCCAACTGGAGCTTTATCTAGAAAATTTTCAGCCATTACTTACGTTTCGCACCTCCTCTTGCTCGGTTTTTCTTAGGGATTTCTAATTTAAGACGATTGCCTTTATGTGATACATCTTTACCGCCTTTACCCATAATACCTAATTGACGACGCTTACGTGCCAGTAACTTACGGTATTTTCTTTTAGCAGCGGTGCTATTAATTTTCTTTTGTTTCTTTTTCTGCTTATCATAAGATTTCTTACCTTTAGCAGATTGGTAATACCGTGAAGTTTTACCTGGTTTAGTAGCTCGTTTTGGTGCCATACATTCTCCTCTTTACGAGTTCTGGGTCTACTGTTGGTAGGATTTTATTTAATTTATCAAGAGGACTACCTTCATAAGCTACGCCTGTGATGTCGTTAGTCTTAAGCCAATCACATGCAGCTTTTAAGTCTGCGGTACTAGCCTCACCACTTCGGACTCTCCGTAGAAAGTCTTCAGTGACGAGGTTATGTAACTCATTAAACTTATCTTCAGTAGCCTTCTTTGGGAGGACTCTGACCTTTTCCATTTTATAGTTTTTGGATTTTAGATTTCTTTTGTTCTCTGATCATACCTTTTATTCGCTCAAAGTCACCAACATAATCATTTTTATCTTTCTTTTTATCTTTTTCGTATTCTTCTTCAGAATATTTGAATGCCATGATCTAAGATAATAATTTGTCTTTTACAATTTTGAGTGCCTGATCATCAAGTTTATTATCAGTTCGTTTTACATAAGCTTCTAATAAATCAATTACTAGTTTCTTAACTGAATCTGATTTAATAAAGGTGAAAAGGATGGGTTTGATGATTAATAACATGATTATTCTTTAGTAGTGGTTTCTTTTTTAGTGGACTTAGCTTCTAATTCTTTTCTAGCATTTTCTCTCTGAAAATGAGAGACCTTTTCTAGATATGCTTCATCAGCATCTGATAATTTGCTCATTTCTTTAACGGGCATTTAGTTTGAGGTTTTTGCCAAGGTTTATACCAAGGCTTAGGTGGTGCAGTGCATTTCTCTATCTTTTGTTGAGCTTTAAGCCAACTTGCTATGGGTATAACATCACTACACACATGATATACCCGTGAACCAGGAATTAACATGAAACCTTTCTGCTGTAATTCAGCACAGTTTTTCATTCTGACTAATTCATAGTCAAGTTTCATCTTAGCTTCCTGTCTTGCTGCTATTGATTTACATCGTTCTACAATAGATCCATCTAATGGAACCATGAAATTAATTTGGAATCCCCAATTCTCAGCTACAGTATAACTTTGTTGAGACATATCCTCATCAAATGGAGTAGTATGATTACCCATATAGAAGGGGGAAAAGGTCATCGTACTACCATTACAACTGATATTTGGACCCA